TCACAGCAGTTTTAGATTGCTCCATTTCTTGTAAATCTCCACGAGACATTTGAACTTACTCCGATTAACCTATGTATAATCTATATTTATTTATAATTTAGATATTTCTGTTACAATCAAAGACTGTTCAGAAAATCACTGAAGACCTTTGCCTTCTGCTCATCAAGTTGACCTTGATCTACAAGAGTATTAATTGTCTTGTAAGTCTTGGCAGCTTGCTGCTCTCTGAGGATGCCACCATCCCATACCCAATTCTTTCCTTCCATGATGCCTTCAACAAAAGCATCAGGTGCAGATGGATCAGCTACAATATCAGCAGCAGTTGAAAGCATAAAATCATCACCAACAATGTTTACACCCTCTCTTGTTTGCTTAAGAGAACCTATGCCTCTTGAAGAAACACCCAACTTAACTCCTTCCCCAATGAGAGACTCTGCAATCTTACCCATTGGAGTTGACAGGATTTTAGCTTTACCAATGAAATTTGTTCCATTCTCTTTGAGTGAAACAATCTTGTGACTGACGCGATCCAGATTGACAGTTGGGCCATCTGGATGTCCAAGTTCTCCAAGAGCTCTTCCAGAATTAACATGGTTTTCTGTATATCTCTGAACTTCTCTTCTCAAAGTTTCCATGGGATACATACGACCATTTCTGTTCTTGAGGTCTCCCTGGAGGAAGATTCCCTCAATGAACATGTTCTTTTTACCGTTTCTTTCTTCAACGATAAAATCAACTGATTCGATTTCTTCTCTAATGAGTTTCATTGGTTTTCAGGATACTTGTACTTGTTGAATGTAAACTTTTCCAGCTCCAGTATTTGATCTAACTGCAACTTTAATGGATCTTCTTAATGTTGCTCCTGCATCATTAAATCCTGCTGTTACAGAACTTGAGTCATGGTCAACAGTGATCCTTGTGTTATAAAAACCACCTACATTTGAACTGTTATTCACTGAAGTTACAATTTTATGCTCAAAATCATATGATGAAGCATTAGCAACTGTAAGTGAAACAGCATCGCCAACACCAAAAGGACTTCCTGTCCCTTCAGGGAAATCAATAATTGTGGTTGTGCCAGTAGTTACTCCAACAACTCTCTGTGAACCAACAGGTCCAATGGAGATAACTTGATCATCAGTGGAAGAAACATAAAAATCACTAGTGGTTGCTGTAGGGTTTGTTCCAATCGCAACATGAACACCTACAGTTTCTGCAACAATTCTGATAGAATCAGTTTGTTGTGCAATTGCTGCTGTAGATGCTGAAGTAGCGCTGGTAGCAAAGGTTGAATTAATACCTACTGGTTTTAAGGCAGCCATTATTTTAAATTACAATGTTTCTATACGATATTTAGTATTTATTCTGACTCTGATTCCTCATCAGTGTCAATGGTTGCCTCATCTTCAACTTCAATAGGATTATCAAAGATTGATGCAGCAACATTGGGTCTGATTGCCTCAATTTTTTCTGCTGTCTTTGCAAATAGCAGGTCTTTAATTTGATCACTGATTTGTGATGGAGACTCATCGCTCACCATCAAATCCATTAATTCTTCCATGGTCTATAAAATGACTTCGTTGTTATTTAGATCTCTCCACCCTTGGGGGGTTTGATCTCAGGTGTGACTGGAACATTGCCACCATCACCATTGATGGTATTTCCTGAACCATTTGGAGCAATTCCTCCCATTTCAGGTGGAGCTGGTTGACCAGTCATTGGATCAACAGGCATAGCATTTGGATCAGGAATAACCCCATCTTTGATCTCTTTTTCAATCAATTTATCCTGCTCTTGGATCTCTTCATCAGTCTGTCTGAGAATATTTCTTCTAACATAATCATTAGAATAATACTTACCAACATATGGTTCAACCAACTGAGCCAGATTAACTCTTTCAGTTGTCAGTTCTGCATCCTTGAGTTCTGCAAAATGATTATCATACAGGAAATCATACTGAATATGATCATACATGATCTCCCAATCTTCAGGAGTGATGATATTTTTCAGAAGCAGTTGAGTCCTCAACATATCATTGAACATGTCAGAGAATCTCTTCCTCATTCTTCCAACAAACTTGGAGAACTTGATCTCATCTCTTAGGATTTCAGAAGAACGACCCATTGAGAATCCAGTATCTCCCTGCAATCTAGACTCAGGGACATTCAATGCTCTATAAAGTTTCTTCTGGAAATAATTGATATCAGTAATCTCACCCAAGTTCTGACCACCAGGAAGAGTTGTAATTTCTGTTCCTCTACCACCCTCTCTTCTGGGTAACCAGAAATCTTCAAGCATACTCATATGCTTATTATCATCTTTGATTTCACCAGTATTTGCATTATAGACTTGCTTATTTCTATAACGCATCATCACATCACGCAGATATTGCTCTGCCTTAACCTTAGGAAGATTGCCCACATCAATGTAGAAGATTCTTCTTTCAGGTGCTCTTGAAAGTCTGTAGATGACAAGTGAATCCTCAATCATCATCAACTGATTGAGAGGTTTGATTGCTTTATGCAACCAAGAAAGAGTTGATCCCTTATTTCTATCTACTAATCCTGATGTGCAATAGGTTATAGAATCTCTAGTCATTCTAATACCTTTTGATGTGGAAGTAGTTCCAGTTCCATAACCATTGGTTATTCCAGTTTGGAATCCACCAGGATTATAGAGAAAATACTCTTCAATCTCAGGGAAGTCATATGTAGAGGGGTTATTTCTATTAACTGCTACCCCAGTTTCTTTTGGTTTTTTGACCTGACGAACATAACGCATCTTTGATGCATCAATATATCTCAGTTCTTGAATCCCTGCTGTTGGATTCTTTTGGTCAATAACTTTATTGTAATAAAGTCTCCCATCAATATACCAATTCCTAAAAATTTCATGAGATTTTTTATCAAAGTCAAGTAACTCACAGATATACTTGAACTCTTCTCTAATTATTTTTTTAATACCATCACTTGCTTTCAGATTGGATAGTTCAATGGTAATTGGACTATCATTTGTATCTGAAACAATTGCCTCATTGACTACATCCTCAATAGCACTATCACACTCTGGATAGAGAGCCATAGATCTATATCTTCTGATCAATTCATTCTCATTTTTGTAGACACCTTCAATATCTACATAAGAACCATAAAACCCAGAGCTAACATAGTGTTCCGACCCATCCTGATTATTAGGAGGGATCGGAGATACTAGCCCTGGGGGATTCTTTTCATTGTCCTCAATTGAGAAACCAAATAATTTCGCCATTATCTATATGAAACTAGATTCTGTTCTAGTTATTTATCACTGAATCAGAGTCTGTCCTGTGGCAGCTCTATTTGCCTGAGTTGAATTACCAATAGTGAAGAACTGAACCTGGAAGGTTACCTGGAACTCTTCAATCTGATCAGTGTTGTCATAACTCAGATCAATAGCACTAACTTCTGTGGGGAAGATATCAAAGAACTTATAAGTTCTAAGATCAGATGACTGACCACCAGTATTTCTGGTGGAATTAGCAACTCTACCTCTTCCAAGTTGAGTTACATATGCATCAGTCATATAAGAAGAAGGGTTAGTGACGCCAGTAGCATCATTCAACTTACTCATTACATTCATCCAGGTCTCAAAAGCAGTTCTGAGTTGGAAGTCCTCATCATTGATGACTGTAACTGTCCAAGGTTCAAAGGTTCTGTCACCAGCAACTTTGAGTGTTCTGCCTCTAAAAGGAACAGGGACTTCAGCAATAGTTGATGCAGGCAACTGGGCTGCCTTGCAAAGGAAACTGAAAGTTTGTGACTCTCTACCTGCACCACTTCTCCAAACTCTATCTCCTACTGCAGAAGGGAAAGAAGGAATAACTGCTTCAAATAGATTGGAGCGGGCACCACCGCCCGCCAATCTGCTTTTAAATTGTGAGAGTGTTCTTGTGTCTGACATTTGTTGTTACCTCTTTTATAAATTTACTGATTTATATCAAACTGAACCAACAACTTCATCAAAACTTACCCCAGTTCTGGTAGCAACAAATGTCAGTGTGACATAGTTGATTGACCTGGTTGGTTTGATGAAAATGTCTGCTCTGAACTCATTGTTGTCAATGACTTCAGGAGTGTTATTGGTGCTATCACAGATGATAACAAACTCTTCAATACCTCTTTGAGATTGAACATCTCTCAGGTAGGGTTCAACAATGTTGATAAAGTTTGCTCTTGTTTCATCATCATTCAGTTCAAAGAGTTGATCATTTGCTGCACTCTCAAGTGCTTGCTCAACTGTGAGGAACAGTCTTCTAACATTGATTCTGTCAAAGGCAGAAGCATATGAAAGACCAGTCTTATCACCAAACAGCACAATACCTTGACCTGCCTGATTGATTACAGAGTTGACTCTGTTGCCATAGAGGATGTCTCTCTGTGCTTTGTTGGGATTGTAAGCCAGTTTGACAGCATTATTAATAGTTCCTCTCTGCTGTCCAGCAGGTGAGAACCATGGGAATGACTCAATGCTTGTTCTAACCATCAGACCAGCAATATCACCATTCAGAGGAATATATCTGAAGGTGTTGTTGAATCTGTCATAGATGTACTTGTAACCTGAGTCAAGCACTGCATAAGAAGAAGATTGAACAGGTGAATAGAAATTCACCACAGCATTGGTCTGAGCAGTTGTGTCTGTTGAACCAACAATGTTAGTTCTATCAGGTGAAACAGTTGCAATACAATCCTTTCTTTGATCTGCAATAGAGATCAGGAGATTTGCTTTTGCTTGTGACTGGACTGTATCACTACAACCAGGACCCATAATCAGATAATCAACTGAAATCTCATCCTTATTAGCAAATAGATTGTAAGATTTGGTCAGATCTCCAAGATCTGCACTCATTCCTTCATTTGCTCCATAATCTTGACCACCTAACAGTGTGTAAGATACATTACCAATCACATCAAACTGTGTGTTCTGTGCATCAAGACCCCAGACACCACCACCAGTAGCAATCTTTACAAATCCAGAACTAAATCCAGAAGCAGTTGGAACTGTGTTGTTGTAGGAATCATTACCACTAGAAAGATTTCTTCCAGCAAAGATGTACTGAGAATTCAGTGCAATGAAATCCTTATACCAAGATTTGGTGGGTGCATCACCATCAGTTTGACCATCAAGTGCTTTAGAGAGGAAGGTGTGTCTTTCAAGGATATTTCCCTGGATGCCAGTTACCTTACCTTCATCATCAACAACTGCAACGTGGAGAGCATCGTTTCTTCCACTTCTTGTAGCAGTGTAATTTGTTGTAAGAGGTTTAGGTGCAAGTGTCTTCCAGAAGACTGTTGAGTTAGTCAGACCAAGTGTCTGTGAATCATACCAATCTGTTGCAGTTACTACAGTATGGGATTCAGGTGAAGCTTCTTTGCCTGTCTGAATACCAGCATTGTTGAAGACCTGAATGGTATCTGCTGCTTCAATAGATCTTGAAGCATCTCCTTGCTGATAGTCCAGATTTGTCTCAGTTCCATCAGATGAAACTCTTGAAACAATTCTGACATCAATAGTGCTAGCACCATTTGTTGCATCAGTTGAAACACCAGTAATGATACCCTTAAGGTGACCATTAAATACTGAAGTTGTACCTGCTCCTGGGATTACAGCACTTGAAAGTGTTGTTGTAACGCCAAATCCAATCAGGATGTTTGAGTCTGCAAGACTGGTTGTGTTGATACCAATGATTTGGTCAGCTTGGTTATCAATAACACAAACTTTTAATCCATCAGCATATGAACCAGGATTTCTTGAGGCAAAATTCCAGTCATCTGCAGTGGTATAGTTTAGGTTATAGTCATCATAACTCTTGATCTTAAGAGTTGTGGTTGATGCAATACCTACACCTGCATTGGAATTCTTAAGGTTTGAACCATCAGTTCTTACAACCTTGAGTACTCCTCCATAGGTCAAATATTCAGATGCAGTGAGCCAATACTCATACTGTCTATCATTGTTTTGTGGTTCTCCAAACACTTGGAGAAGTTGTCCTTGGGTAGAAATATCAGTTGGTTCATCTACTGGACCCTGTGTAAAGGGAGCAGCAATTGCACCAATATTATCTAAAACATTATCAGCTCTACCAACTGTAAGATCAACCTCTCTGACAATTACGCCTGGAGATAATTGAGGAGTCGCCATGTTTCTCTCCTAAAATGTCTCAGTTTAACTACAAAATATTTAGGAAAAAGGGCATTTTGAGTGGGGAAACTTGTGGTGAACTACCAATCTGGATAATTCCAGTCTACAAATGGGTCTGTTTTCTTTTTATATTCAAGCACTCTTTTGATTGTGCATTCCTTACATTCATAAGAGTATGATGATGCTACTGGTCCTCTATCTCTTCTGGTTCTGTAAAAACTATCAACTAGATTTTTTGTTTCACCACAGGATCTACACTTCCTAGTATCAAGGAGCAAATGTCCTAACTTGATTTGCTCATCAAAGTTCATCAGTTATAGTCCCACATGTAGGACATATCTCCATAGGTTGCTGTAGTCCACCTGTCTCCTTCTGCATCCACAAAACTATTATCATCAAATCCATCATTGATAAAACCAAAGGGTGCCATGTCTTGCTCAATCTGTTCTTTTTGTTCTTCGTATAATCTCTTTCTGACATCTTGATCAGTCAACTCCTTAAAATAATCTTGTGCAACTAACCAAGCATAAATGACCAGACACATAGCAAGGTCATCATTACATCCTTCCTCTGCTTCAAATGAATTAT